TCCTTTTTTACCAATTTTTACAAATATAGAAAAAGAAATACGTTATTTATTATTAGATATTAATTATCCGTCGTTTTTAAAATATGAATTAGAAATACTCAACAAAAACTTTACAAACAATAATAATACATCAAATATTCAAATAAATGTTAACAATAAAATACTCCATAAAAAAATGGTATATTTATTAGAAAATAAAAGTGCGGTACACGAATTAAAAAAATATTTAGAAAATGTATGTCAACAAATTCAAACCCAATTGGCGGTGTCAATCCCCCTATTATTAGAAATGATAACAAATAATAATAATTTAAATACTTATTCTTATAATACATCCCCCCTTACCCTTTCCAAAAAAAATATTCAGTATAATGTTTCATCTCAATTTATTAAAAAAGAAAATGCGTTAAAAGAAATGGTTAATTTTGCGAAATTAAAGTTAAAATTAAATAACTACTGTAAAGAGGAGGATTTTAGAAGGGTTACTGATCCAGAAAAACAGAAAATAATTGTTTCTATAGTAAGTTTTTATTTAACGGGTGGGGATATTCATTCTATTTTTTGTGATGAATTAAACAAAGAAATGTTTTTTTCGAATAATGGAGGTTTTGAATACAATTATATAGTTAAATGGGGTGAAATTATTAAAGAAAATTTGATTAGAGAAGGACGTTTACCAAAGTTATTAACCCATCAATACACACCCGATTTACCCATTTATCAATTTATTTTCAAAATAAATGGATTGGAAAATGTAAACGAACAATTACCCACCCATTCACATATATCAACACCAACCGCAAAAAAAATAAAAAAATTATATTTACCTCAACCTAATCAATGGGAAAATATACCACAATTTAATATTCATTATTTTAATCAAAAAAATAAAAGCGAAGAATACTTTTATGGTTGGAATTATTTATATAATGAGTTACAAAAATACCATACAAATAATACGGACGCACCTTTATTAGATATGTATATTGAACGAACATTTATATGGGAAAAAGAAGTTTTAACAGCGGTCGGTATTATACCCTATCGTAAAAAGTGGCGCGGATTTATTCGCCACTCATTAAATACAAAAATTAACAAATATATTAGCCTTTTACAAATACCGGAGTTTGTTGAATCATTGTCTTCATGTGAATGTATTTATGTTTTTTCAAAGAACTTGGAATTACAATTAAAATTTGAATTGTCAAAATTAGGATGGGAAAGTTTGTCGGTTATTTCTTTGATACAACCCACAGAAACAGAATGTATTCTTCCTTTTCGTTATTCCACGTTTTTAAAAAATAATAAAAAACAAATTTTACATATTGGGGGGCAATTAATAAATACATTTATTTTTTATCAATTACAAATTCCGCAGTTGATTAATGTTGTTTCCAATAAAGTTTTAGATAAATGGATTGAAAAATCGGGTTTAAAACAAAAATCGCAAGTATCTTTAATAAAAACTATTTTGGTAAATGATATAAATGATGTAAAAGAACCCATATTAAACGATTTAAAAAACGTTAACACAAATTTATACAATAATTGGAACAAACAAATTTATAATTTCTTTGAAAATTTAATTGACGGTGTTGAAAAATACAAAAATTTAGAAAATGAAGAATATAATGAGCTACTTTCCAAAAATATTGTATTTTTACATTTAGAAGATGTTTCCACAATTAATACTATAATTGATTGTTGTATTCGTAATTGTCCGTTTTTTGTAAATCGACATCCAGCTGTGGTTGAATTGGTGGGAGATAAATATCCTTTATTTTATAATATAGATTCCACAAAAACCGACGCAAACAATTTATTTGAAATTAATAAACAAGTTGAGGGTGCGTTTAAAAACTCGGCGATTATTTATAAAACGTATAAATATTTGTCTTCTTTGGATAAAACTCGTTTTCATATTGGTACATTTATAGAAAGTATTAAATAGTAATTTTTATAATTTATTTTATGTACTACACAATTTATTAGAATTTGTCGATTTATATCGTCGGTAATTGGATTTCGTGTTTTGTAACGTTGGATATGTAGTTTCATTTTTTATTACAATATAAAAAAATGAAATTTTTTAAAAAATCAAAAATGACAAAGACTTACCGTACTAATTTGCCCATTAACTAATATTGGTAATTACTCTAATTATTATATTTTATTACCAATATATGTTATTTTATAAAATTTAAAAAGGTAAAGACTACAAATATTGTATATATAATAATGAAAAATTGATTAATATATTAATTTATTTTTATTTCAACTAATAATAACCAACTTATAATAATTTTACAATAATCATGAACAAACCTATTATGAAAGAAAGAAAAAATATATTTGTAAATTGGATTATTTTATCCGAAAATCCAAACGCAATAAATATATTAGAAGATAAAATAGAAAAAATTCATTGGTGGTGGTTATCTACAAACCCAGCCGCAATACATATATTAGAACGCAATTTTGATAAAATAGATTGGTGTTGGTTATCAGGAAACCCAGCCGCAATACCCATATTAGAACGAAATTTAGATAAAGTATATTGGGATAGGTTATCTGGAAACCCGAACGCAATACCCATATTAGAACGAAATTTAAATAAAATTAATTGGCGATGGTTATCTAAAAATCCAAACGCAATACATTTATTAGAAAATAATATGTATAAAATCGATTGGTTTTCGTTATCCAGAAATCCTGGCGCGATTCATTTATTAGAAAATAATATGAATAAAATTTATTGGGTTTGGTTATCTAAAAATCCAAACGCAATACATTTATTAAAGGACAATTTAGATAAAGTAGACTGGTATTGGTTATCTAAAAATACAAACGCAATACATTTATTGGAAAAAAATTTAGATAAGGTTAATTGGGATGGATTATCTGAAAACCCGAACGCAGTACATTTACTAGAACAAAATTTAGATAAAATAAATTGGTATCGGGTATCTAAAAACCCCAACGCCATTCATTTGTGTTTTACATATAATTATTTGTTAATGAAAAAACAAATGCGTTCATTTGCGGAAAATCTAGCACAATATGTATTTAATCCGTCACGACTTATGCGTTTATGTGAAAAATATGATATTGAATTATATGATTATTTTGAAATTGTAGCTTAACTATTGGTTGTTTGCTTGCCAACTATTTGCGATATTTTACATAACCAAAAACAGAATTAATCAAAAGGTTAATAACTTTTTTTTATAAAACTATATATAAAAGATGTCTTCTACAAGAATACGAAACGATCCTATAAGAATTTACAAAGAAAATGAGATATTTACAAATGAAGGGCGTTATCAAATTGACACCCCTAAATGGAATAACCGTTATGATTTTTTTGAAGACCCTCAAATTAGAATTCAAAAATGGGAAGGAAACAAGTATACCAACCGTATTGATATAGAAAATGACATTTTATCTTACAATAAACCCATATCTCGCGATTACCCTATTAAGGATATATATAGCAGTTATAGTTTGTCCAATATAAACCCACCCAATTATAATAATTGTTCAAAGACAATTACGGATGATTCCCGCGCAGTATTGCCCCCATTCATTTTTAGGGATATGGAAATTAACCGCTTCGAAGAACCATTTATAAATCCACAAAATAATATAGAAATTCCTTTTCAAACCAATATTCAAACAAAGTTAATTGAAAAAGATGGTTTGTATGAAAAACTACCATCAGTAACTGAAATGAATAGCCGTAACTGGTTACCTTTTAACAATGTATAAAAATCAATAATATATAAAGACTTTTATATATAAATATATAACTTCAAATATTATGTCAGCAATTATTACAGAAAAGGCAATAAACGCAATTCCGTTTGAAAATTATTTTATAGAATCCATAAACCTTACAAATACTGTTGAAAATGATTATGTGGAATTTTATGATAAATGTGGTAAACAACACTATCGATTACTTTCCTATTTATCTTCACTATTTAATAATTCTGTTATTCTTGATATAGGAACACATCGCGGACAGTCGGCATTTGCTCTGTCTTATAATCAAACTAACACAGTTCATACATTTGATATTCAAAATAATGTATATAATAATGTAATTCGTCAAAGAAGTAATATTCAATTTCATTATGATAATTTATTTGAAGAAAAAGGACAACAAAAATGGAAAGAAATTATACTTAAAAGTGCGTTTATTTTTTTGGACGTCGACCCTCATAATGGAAAAATGGAAATGGAACTATATAATTATTTAAAGTTAATTAATTATAAGGGATTTGTGGTATGCGATGATATATGGCACTTTAAAGAAATGCGCAATGAATTTTGGTATAAGATCGATGACAAGTATCGATACGATTTAACATTGGTTGGGCATTTTTCAGGAACGGGGGTTGTTACAATGTCACAAGAATCGTCATTTGAATTATTGTATGGAGCAAAAACGAATCTTTCAAATTGGACACTTGTAACGGCATATTATAATTTAACGAAATGTCCCGACGCATCCAATGAAATATGCGAACGAAACCAAGATTATTATATGAGTCATTCTATTTCTACTCTTTCTTTACCATACAATATGGTAATATATTGCGATGATGAAAGTTTGCCATTAATACAAGAAAAACGTTCAAGTGAATGGTTAAAACCGCGGACGCAATATATTGTAAATGAATTTGACGAATTACGAATTGTAAAGGAGGGGCGATCACTGGGTGAATCGTTTGCCGATTATCGACGACAAATTATAGAAAATAGAAAAAAATTTCCATATAACTTTGATAATCGTAATACAGCTAGTTATTATTTATTTTGTATGTCTCGTTACGTAATGTTAAAAGAAACTATACGAACTAATCCATTTGGAAGCACTCATTTTGCTTGGATTAATTTTTGTATTGAACGAATGGGATACTTAAATTTGGTTCATTTGGAAGAAGCACTTTCCGTAAATCGTGACAAGTTTTCAACATGTTATATAGATTATATTAACCCAGAATTAGTATTTAACTTACCAGAATATTTTAAATATGGACGATGTTCAATGTGTAGCGGGTTTTTTACTGGAAATAGTCGATATATGAACGTTTTTTGTGAATTAATGGAGAATCGTTTTTTACAATATTTGGTGGAAGGAATGGGGCATAGTGACGAAACTCTTTTTTCATCCATTTACTTTGAAAATCCGGATTTATTTGAACATTATTATGGAGATTATCAACAAATGATTACAAATTATAAGTATATATATGATAATCCAGAAGCACCTATTTATAATTTTATAAGAAATAGCTTCGATAAAGGCAATTATATAAAATGTTTAGAGGCATGTAATTTTTTGGAAAAGTCGGTGCGGTTTGGTAAATGTTTTTTGGGAAGAGACTATAGTGATAATTTAAATTATTATATAGAACATTTACAAAAAAGAATATTTGCTTAACCCTTATTTTACATATTTTAAATTATTTGTCACGATGTATAGTGTAGTGTTTTATTATGACCGATTAAAATAATTAATCATAAAATCAACTGGTTAAATCGTTAACCCTTATTTGATTTAACTTGCAAATCCACACATTAATTAAAAATAAGTTTTACAATAATATTTATATTGTGTTACCATTAATGGTGTTTAATTATTTTATAAAATTCTAATTTATAGAATTTTATAAAATGCTTGTTTCAAATAAGGGTTATATGATTAACCCTTTAACGTTTTCGTCATTTTTACAAAAATTAAATATTTTACTTATTTTAAAATATTTTACACGTTGTATAGTGTAGTATTTTATAATAACATATTAAAATAATAAAGGCATTAACGCTGAAATCATCGGGTTAAATTGTTAAAGGATTAATTATTTTATAAAAACCTATATTTATAAAGTATTTAAGATCATACTTTGTAACAAAATATATTTGACTTTGTAAATACAATTTAATGAGCGGATTTAAACGTTAAAACAACTAACGTTAACGTATAAAATATATTCGGACGTATCCGATAGAACCTTGAGTAGGATTTACCCTACCATTATCTTGATTATATCCTCCATTACCTCCATTTCCGTATGAATTAGTTTGTATACCTTCATGTGTAGTATTAAATCCTCCAATACCTCCATCTCCTCCTGTTGGTAAGGGTGAACCCGCATTACCATCTGTTCCATTATTTCCTAATGTTCCTTGTGTTGGATCACGGGTTCCTCCACTTCCACCATTACCATCATTATTGACATCTCCGTCACCCCCTTTATTACCTCCATTTCCTTTATAGGAAATACTGTTATACATAATTTGAGAAAAACCACCATCACCAGATGTTCCACTATCAAAAGATCCTCTCGAACCAACAGTATAATAAATAGTTGTAACATTACTAACTATTGAAACTGAAATATAACAATATCCTCCGCCTCCCCCCCCTCCACCATCAGTTTTATCATAACCATCATTATCACTATTAACCCTATAATAATAATTACCACCACGACCGCCACCACCTATAATAATTGCTTTAATGGTTGTACACCACGGCGGAACCGTAAAAGACCCGGTCGAAGCACTTGTAAATTCATAAAATTTTGGTAATAAATATTGCGAAATGTCAATACTACCATAAATAAAATTTACACTTGTATGTTTTATTTGTAAATTATCCGTCGCAATTATATTTCTATAGTTTGCTGTTAAATTTGTGTTATTATCATAAAAATTAGTTACCGTATTAGCAGCACTTTCTCTAATAAAAATATCATTAAAACTATAATAAGTAGTGCCACTTTTTACATAGTAATTTGATGTCATATATATAATAAATATCTTTGAAATAAAACATATAAACTTACCGTATTTTAGTTACAAACCATTAAACGCGTCAAAGATATATGAATACAATATTTTTTACAGTCAGGTTGTTTATTGAATATTAATTCGTTTATAAATTTCAACGGTAAATAGTGCTCCCAATAATTGAGCCAAGACAAACGGAAATACCTCGTCCATCGGTATTTGCCCCAATACTGCCTGTGAAATAGTAACAACCGGATTCAAATAACCTTTGCTAAATCGTTGTATAATTAGCAGTATAAGAGCCAAAGAAAGACCAATAATAAGCGGATTTTGTGTAGAAAGAATTATAAATACAAAAATCGCTGAACCAAAAAAGTCACATAAATATTGTATAAACATTGCTAAAATATAAACTATATAAATGTTTTTATTTTTGTAAAAAACATTAAATTCGTTAAATAATTTGTTTTTTAATATAATTTATTTAATAAATGGTACAAAACAGAAATGTTTTTTTATTTAAAAGTTTCAAAGAAAACGAAGAACCTAGTATTGTAAAAACCGCAACAAATTTATTATATTTACATTCTACAAGTGGTAAAAAATATACGGTAAATATTGTTACACTTTCCAATTATCAAACAATTACTGATAATTTGCCTTGCGATAAAATAACTTTTCCACTTCCAGATTCACCGTCAGCAAACTTTCTTAATAATTATATTATAAATATAACTAAAAATATTAATCTTACATCAACGCAATTAGAACTGTTTATAAAAGTAAATCTTATTTGTAATTACGGTGGTATATGTGTAAATGAACACTTTTTATTGTTAAACAATTTAGAATCGTTATTTAACATTATAGAAGGCGAAAATACAGATGGTTTTTTTATTATAAATAAAATGACAAATGAAAATACAGTTAAAACCAGTATATTTGGTAGTAAAAAAAATACGGATATAATGCTACAATGGAATAATATGGTTAGTAATATGAATATTAATTATGTAAATAATTTACCTATACCTATTATATGTAGTTCTAATAACTACTTTAACCGTTACAAATTAATTGAAGATTACATTTCTCCATTAAATTATATTTGTGATAATTTAATACGTGAAAAATTTACCCAAAATAAAATAATAGAGTTAAAAAATATTAATAACGAAAATGATAACATAAAAGAAATTATGTGTGAAAAAAATATGTGGGAAACATTAATTCCATTAGATAATACTACTGTTAAAATCAATATAGAACAAAAATTCTTTCAACAAAACCGGTTAATTAACTATTTTATTAACAAATCAATTGAAAATATGAATTTAATAGATTATGATTTTATAGAAATAGGAACAAGTAATTTTAATACACTAATAGAAACAGCCGATGATAATACATTAGGTTTATCAATAGATGCTGTTAAACATTATATAGATGTTTTGCCGAATAAACCAAATATAAAAAAGTTAAATATAGGTATTTCAAATGTAAATTCTACAATAGACGTATATTATATTCCTGAAAATATAATTAGCCAATACAATATTCCTGATTTCTTTAAAGGATGTAATTGCTTAAACGATTATCATCCATTACATAAGGTTTATAATATTACTCATTATTGTCAAATTGATAAAGTAAATGTAATTACAACATATGAGTTATTTTATCAAAATAAAGTACGAAATGTCAAGTTTTTAAAAATAGACACTGAAGGTCATGATTGTATAATTTTAGATTCTTTGTTTTTATATATAAAGTATTTACCAGATATATTTTATCCAAATAAAATTCAATTTGAAACTAATGAAAATATTAATACTAATATGGTGGATAATACTATAAATTCATATTTATCTATTGGTTATACTTTGGAATCAAGAGGTTATGATACAGTACTCGTTTATCAAAGATAAATATAATACTTTAACCCTTTATCTTTTTTGGCATTTTTACAAAGATCAAATTTTTTATCTATTTTAACCCTTTGCCGTTTCTGGACTTTTTATTTTTTCATTTTTTCATTTTTTCATTTTTTCATTTTTTCTTATATTGTAATAAAAAATGAAACCATAATTGGTATTTACCATATAAATATCATTACAAAAACACAACCCACAAAATTCATTTACCGACAAATCCGTCAATATAATCGGCAAAGGATTAAAATAAGGAATATAGGGGGGGGGGTATTTTTACACAACTTTTATAAAACGTTAAAAGGATAAAGAATCCGCAATATATCCCTATAAATGAATATTAGAGCACTTTTTTTTTATCTTTCGTTATTTGTAAATAAAAAAGAACGAAAGATTCAACCGGTTTACGTTGTAAAAACACTCGCATTAAAGAAAATAAATCGCGGAATTAAAAATATAACTAACGACTTTAAGCGCATATTTTTAATTCCATTGGTTGTAAATCAAACCAATGAGAATAATGAAAATAATGACATTTTTATATTAAATTTAGTAAAAACCGTTACCGAATAAATAATCTCAAATCCCAATCCCCCCCCCTCCCAAACTATGAGGTAAAAAGCCGACACATATTTTCGGCCTCGATATTCCGTTCCTGTGGTAAAAACAGTCGTTTAAATATATCATCATCACGAATACGTATTGTGTATTCTTGTTGAATATTTCCCCTTCCAATACGTCCTATTGCTTGAATAATTTTTTGTTGTGTCATATCTTTTAAATCTTTACCCAAAAACGCATGACACATTTGATAATTCATTCCATATATAAAATCGCAATTAGCAATAATTAAATATAGCCGTTCTTCCAACGCCAAACGTTTCATAATTTCCATATATTTTTCACTAACCTCGTTAGAAAAAACGCCTATACCCATTAATAACAACATTTTCATTTGAGGTGTTACATCTAAGCTCATAACTTCTTCCGCTGAACATTGGTCAATATTTGAAACAAACGCATTTGTCACGGTTTTTTCCGCATTCCACCATAACATTTGATGTGGTTGTGTATTTGGTATATATTGCGTTTCAAGAGAAATAGAATGTATTGTTGATTTTAACACCTCCAACGAATTTATCATACGTTTAATTTCAGGTGTAAAGTTCTCCTTTTCCATTTTTCTTTCCTTTTCCGAATCTTTACCAATTTTGTCATCTATTAATTTTGACATTACTTCTATTTGAGATTGATTACGTTGATTTAATGCGATTTTATCCGCAATTTTTGAAAGAACAGATTCTGGAATTTTGCTTTGATATATTAAAAACCGCCCAATTTTATTTACATCTTCAGCAAAAAAAATGGTTGCTCCGTCAGTAAGTGTATGTGCGTCGGTTGTTGTTAATAAAACCCCGTCGGTGGATGATGGTGTGGCAATAGAAGATTTTGGAGTATACATTAACTGGTGGGATGTTGTTAACGGAAGACTAACTAGCCTAGTTAATGGTATTAAAGATTCCTGTTTTGTGTTTTCAACAGTTACTTTATCAAAACTCTTTATCTTTTTTAAAGACTCTGATTCGCTACTCGGCCAATACATACATCTTGTTTTATTTACAATTTCAAATATCTCTTTCCAACGCTCCGATGGCAATTCTGAAAGAACTGTTAAGTAATATAATTTAATTTCATTCATTGTTATTTCCTCAATTGATTGAAAATAACCGGAAACAGTTAAAAGTGGGTAGGTTTCTTCCAAAATTGGCTTTATGGTCTCTATAAATACTACTATTTCTTTTAAATTAAAATATCGTAATATAGTTCGGTTTGTTCGACAGTTACGCACACATGCCATTAAATCAACATAATTTTCAAATAAAAAATGGGGCAATACCGTATATTTATCTTTATTTATTAAAGATATTGTTTTTTTACATTCGTAACTATTAATTGTATGTACTTCCGCATTCGCAAATTTCATAGTAAAATCTTCAATAACATCCATTAATTCGGCTTCGGTAGGAAGCGTAGCACATGAAAGAACAATATTTGATATAATATTATTTTTCCATATTTGATGTATTGTTTCGTGTAGAGGCGCTTCGACAACATCTAATGATATAGTTGGTTCATCCCAATACATAATACAATTTTTTTCATCATTAAAAGAAAGCATATAATACATTGCCACTAAATAGGATGCCAAATCACATATTATTATTTCCACCTTTTCGCCGTTGGAATTGTCGACTTTATAAATTCCACCTGATTTACGGTTGATTTCATAATCTTTCGCGGAATAGTAATGGAGGCGTATATCGGAGGCAGTTTCACACCCAAACGCAAACGCGACTTTCTTTTCAATTGAAATCGCATTTTTCGCAAAAGCCAACCCAATGTGCCGTGAAGCGCATATATAAATAATTCGGTATTGGTTGGAAAGACCAAGAGGAGAAAGGGTTTTTCCCGTTCCTGTTGGAGCGGTGTAAAATACTAACCTTGACGCAAAAAACCCGTCAACGCAAGCGGGTTTGTAAAATAAACCAAATAGTTGTTTTTGATGATCATATAGGGTTTTATTTTCATATTTTAAAACATACGGATTATTTTCTATATATTCTTGCGAATATTTAAATATATCATTTATTATTTTAACTAACGAACCTTCCTGATATTCTATATAATAATTTATTATATGTGTTACAAATTTTATTACCCATTGATTTGCTAAAATGGTTGTATGTATTTTCTTTAATTGAATAAGATTATATATATATAAACTTACTGAGGAGGGTGTGGATAAACCTTCCGTTTTTTTGTGTTTTTTGTTGGAGGGTGGGTTTGACTTTGTTAAAAAAATGTTTTTACAAAAATCCAATAAAACAAATTCGTATATTTGTTTTCTTTGTTTTTCAATATTTGTATCGAGGTTTGAAAGACGAATAGAATCGGTTTTTTTTATTTGTTTTGTCTTTGAAAAATTCGTATTTAAAAACTCCGTCAGTGAAGGGGATAATTTACCAACAAAACTTGAAGTCATTTCGTCAATTAATGGTTTAAAATATTTTATATATAGAAATACTTCTATTTCAGGAGTGTGTTCAATTTTCATATATTGTGCTATGGACTGATTATCATTATATTTAATATTAACATTATAAAATCCATCACGAATTAAATGTAAAATTCTCTTTTCTTCCAAAGAAACAGGTATTTCGCAATTTTCCCATTCGGCTTTTGAAAGTTTCGATTGTTGAAAATACATATTGTGTGTTTACAAATTAAATCATATATAGTATTAAAATACAACTCCTTTATACATTTTCCAGGAAATCCAGGAAATCCAGGAAATCCAGGAAACCTACGGTTTCCCCGGACGCCCCTTCCCTTTTTAGAAACCTTTTTTACAGAGGACCGAAGGGAGCGATATACAGAGCGACCGAAGGGAGCGATATACAGAGCGACCGAAGGGAGCGATATACAGATTATTAAAAAAAAACATAGGCTGTTATTATTTTGTTTTAACCCTTATTTGATTTAACGAGCAAATTCACACATTAATTAAAAACGTGTTTACGCTAATATTTATATTGTGTTACCATTATTGGTGGTAATTATTTTATAAAGACCTATAAAATAGAAATTTATAAAATGCTTGTTATAAATAAGGGTTAAGAATTTGTATATCGCTCACTTCGGTCGCTCTGTAAAAGAGGTTTTTAAAAAGGGAAGGGGCGTCCGGGGAAACCGTAGGTTTCCTGGATTTCCTGGATTTCCTGGATTTCCTGGTAAATGTATAAAGGGTTTGTATTTTATTATAATTATTCAAAGAAACTTTTAAAGAAAACTTTTAACAACTATAATATATCCATTTAGCAAAATGGACGAATCAACCGTAATTTTAAATTCATCGTTCTCTTTAATTTCATCATCCGCATTTGACCCTATACCACAGACCATTTCTGAAACATCACATTTACCAGTTGAACCACTTCTAATTCCCGACGAAGGACGATATGTTATGTTTCCAATTAAACATAATGACGTTTGGAATATGTATAAAAAACAAATGGACAGTTTTTGGAGATGTGAGGAAATAAACATGTCAAAAGATTTGGCCGAATGGGAAAAAATGAACGACGATGAAAAATACTTTATAAAAATGGTTCTTGCCTTTTTCGCCGCAAGTGACGGAATTGTTCTTGAAAACCTTGCCCAACGTTTTATGAATGATATAGAAAACTCTGAAATACGTGCGTTTTACAGCATGCAAATATTTATGGAAAATATCCATTGTGTTTCCGCAGATACACTCATTTTAACTAGCGAAGGATACTATAAAATAGTTGATTTAAAAAACAAATCAGTAAAGGTATGGAACGGTGAAAATTTTTCTAATGTTAAAGTAAAATATACAGGTAATCAACCTCTATATAGAGTTTCTCTTACAAATGGTGCTACACTAGATTGTACACTTGGTCATAAATGGATTATTATTAAAGATAATGTTGTAACACGTGTTACAACGGAAGAACTCGTTGAAAATATTACTGAACTCGACGATTGTAAATTTCCAATAATGGACGTTGATAATTATAAAGCATTCGGTAACGCATTATTATTTATTTTACCAATTAATGAAGATATTGTAAATAAAAGAGAGTGGTTAAATAATTTTATATTTTCATACGCAAAACTTTACGAAAATAATTTAACAAAATATTTAAATTTTGTATTGCCTAGCATTAAACTCCTAAAAGAACTTCAACTATTTTTTACTACAATTGGTATTAATTCAAATATAATATCTACAAATTTAATTATTGTATTAAATGAATATAATGAGTGTATATTTAATAAATTAGAAATAAATTTAAATATTGAATATGGATCATATAACAATGATATAACACCCGAATCTTTAAAACAATGTGAATATTTAGTTCGTGTTAAATCTGTTGAGAAAATAATAGAAGACGCACCAACTTATTGTTTTAATGAACCTGAAAAACATGCTGGGGTTTTTAATGGTATTTTAACTGGACAAAGTGAAATGTATAGTATTTTAATTGACACTTACAGTAAAAATAATGAAGAAAAAGACCAACTATTTAACTCTATTAAACATTTTCCTTGTATTAAAAAAAAAGCAGAATGGGCAAAGAAGTGGATTAATGATAAAAACGCATCATTTGCTTCACGTTTGGTTGCCTTCGCAATAGTAGAAGGTATATTCTTTAGTTCCAGTTTTGCTAGTATTTACTGGATTAAAAAACGCGGTATGTTACATGGACTTACCTTATCAAATGAATTTATTTCACGAGATGAGGCTCTACATGTTGAATTTGCCGTTCTTCTTTACCATAAACTAATTAATAAATTGGATAAAGGTATGTTTTATAAAATAATGACGGAAGCGGTGGCTATTGAAAAAGAATTTATATTAGAAGCAATTCCGTGCCGTTTAATAGGTATGAATTCGGGTTTGATGAGTCAATATATAGAATTTGTTTCAAACCGACTATGTCTTCAATTAGGATATGATAAAATGTTTCCGCATGCTACAAACCCGTTTGATTTTATGGAATTAATTTCTCTTAATGACAAAGTTAATTTCTTTGAAAAAACGAATACACAATATGCGTTGGCAAATAAAGTTATTGATGGTGACCCGTTTGATCTTTCCACTGAGTTTTAAATTAACCTAACCTGGTTATTTATTAACCCTTTGCCGTTTCTGGACTTTTTAATTTTTTTATATAGTAATAAAAAATTAAACCGTAAATGGTATTAACTATATACACCGTTATAAAAGACAAATTCGTCGATATAATCGGCAAGGGGTGGGGGGTGGGGGGGGGGGTAAAATGGGTTTTTTTTGTATTGTAATATATAATTATAATATTTTATATTACAAATGTCACAGTTGTTACAAATGTTTAATTTTAATAAACCAAAAAATGAAGAAACTAATATTGATAAAGGTAAAAATTCAAATGAAGAGTCTGAAAGAAAATCGAATGAGGAGTCTGAAAGAAAATCGGATGAGGAGTCTCAAACAAAATCGGATGAAAATTCAAAAGTGGACGCAGAAAAATCAGAAGATTCTGAAAAAGCAAAAGATGATGATGGAGACACAAAAGAAGCCGCCGAAGAAGCCGCAGAAGAAGCCGCAGAAGAAGCCGCAGAAGAAGCCACCAAAGAAGCATCCGACGAAACCACCGAAGAAGCCACCGAAGAAACCACCGAAGAAGCATTCGAAGAAACCACCGAAGAAGAGTTACCAAATATTACTATAACAAATACTTTTATAGAATTTAATATTATTACAAATGATTCTAATTTTAATTATTATAATTTTTACGATGATCAATATTGGAATATAGTTGGTATTTATCCGGATGTAACTATAAATAATGAATCAACAATAATTAAACAAACAGGTGGAGGAATACGAGAAGAAATTAATAGTAATAATAGTTCACTTACATCACCATACAAATACTTTCATTATCCATTATCTTACTTGTCCCAAAATAATCCTATATCTTATTTATTTCAAAAAAAAACAGAACCTGTTCAGGAAAAATCACCACCCAAGTCTTTAAATATTCTTGAAAAACTTGGATTTAAACTAAATCAAGAAAAACCACATGATCATCATACAGATCCTAATCCTTTACCTACTACCTATACTATTAATCCAACTAAACCAACCGAAATTTCGGGTTCTTTAATACCAGAAACAAATATATTTAACGCAACCCCCGAAAAAAATTTATTAACAAATTATAATTCAAGTCCTACAATTAAAACTTTACCCACCCCCACCCCCACCCCCACACCTACACCCCCCTCGGTAGTTATACGTTTTACACCTAATAAAAAATTTACTTCTTTAAAAAAACTTATGAATACACGCAATATAGATACTGATATTGACATTACAAACGACAAATTTCAATACAAAGAACTCGAAATAATAAAAATTATTAAAGAAAAAAAACAAATTACAACAGATATTTATATAGAAGAAATATACTATATTAATGGAAAACTTGTTATACTAAAAGGAATATTAAACGAAACAAAAGAAACTAAAACACCTATTGATTTAGAATCCAATATTTCTATATTTGAAAATACTAAGGCTTCAATGATAACGTCTTCGTTTTAATATATCCTTATTTAAAACATACATTTCTAACTGAAAACCGTAATAGTATATTAAACCAGTATTTGTAATAATTTCCAATATTTCTCGTATTATTCTTTTTTTTTTATATATAGTTAAAATATCCGTATCAAACATTAAATGCGGATTGTGGTTGTGATAATAATCCATAAACATTGCCGTATCGGTTATTTGATTTAAAGAAGTATCATTTTTAAATTCGTTCAAATCGTATAATAACCATAAGTTATTTTCACAATATAATCTTAACTGTGGTATATTCATATTATTTAAAATGTCATTTATTTTTTGTTTAGGAAAGGAAAAATGTCTTTCGCTAACACAATTTCTTCGTATATTTTCCAAAAAACATGGGTCTATAAAAGACTTAATATAACTTATAACATCCCCATTTAATTTTAATAACATTTTATTAATATTTAATAAAACGGTTCGTTGACAATAATTCTTTTTCCATTTATAACACGCAACGGTTTTATTTTCTAAAGAGTCATTTACATGCCGAAAATTATTATTACATCTGTATAATTCAGTTGTATAAGTGTTTACGTAACCTATTAACTCGTTTATTTTTTTTTGTTTTTTTTCCACCGTTTCCTTCGTCGGATTTGAGGAAATTGGATTCTTTAAAATGTCTCCTTGAATTATTGAAATATTAAACAGTATTTCCGCCAAGCTATTTTTTTTTGATTGATTTATATAACGTTCTCGCTCTTTTTCAAATTTATCAACATTTACCATAATATCAAATATTTTTATAGAAATAGTAGATGTAAATCCAGTATATGGTTTCATAAATTGTTTTGTAAATTCTTTATTATTGTTGTAATATACGTAGTCTTCGCGATGATTTGATAAAATAATTGGTTTTTTTCTTCTTTCCTTTTTTTCTTTTTCCAAAACAGGTTGATGAGTAGGTGTTATAAATTGTGTGTTGCTAAAAACGTTTGTTGGTTCTGGTAACGGATCTGGGTTTACTGATATAGTTAAATATTCACGATTTTCGTTTATGGAATACTGAAAATACTTGTATTGATATTCAAAAAAACGTGTGTATTTTATTAAATTTGATTTAATTTTTAAATTTTTGTGAAATGAAGGATCGGAATAGGACTGATGAGAATCAGTTAAATAAAGATATATTATCATTTTTATTTGGTTCTTTAAAAACTGATTTTCATTTATCTTTGGAAATAATGTCATTAAATACTCTAATAGCTCAGTAGCATTATAATTAATAATTGTTGTCATTATAGTAACTTAAATAATTGATTTGTTAATATGTATTATATAATAAAACTTTAATCAATTTTTAGACCACTTATTGTTAAAATAAACCTATAATTTTTATAAAACTTACACCTTATTTTAATCTTTTAATTTTCGGATTTAATGGTTAACCCTTTAACCATTTAACCCGCGGATTTCAGGGTTAATGATTTTATTATTTTAATCGGTCATTATAAGATACTACACTATAAATTGTGTCAAATATTT